GATCGAGTCGCTCAGTGCGCTTGCACTCGACGTGTATGGGCACACCATCGAGCACGACATCAGGCGAGTCCGGCCCGCCTTGGTACTGCACACCACGGCGTGCGGTCACACCTAGCAGGCTAGCCAACTCGGCCGCACACTCGCGTTCACCGCGCTTGCCCTTCTGACGGCTCATGCGTCCCATGGTGTGCCTCCATGACGGACCGCATCCACGCTCGCACAGGGTGCAGCAGCACGTGCCCGCTCTCCTCGCCGTAGCGTGAACGCAGTGGCCCGCGTGGCCCGACCTGGTGCGAGTTGATCGCGGCCAGCTTGGCCGACGAACCTGACCCAACGAACAGCGGCCCGCCACTGTCGCCAGGCGCGATCATGTACTCGAGCGGCGACGACCTGGCCCGTGCCGAGCAGGTGACGATCGGCCCGTCGATGGAGTCGATCGTCTGGGTGCCGGCTCGGAGCCGGCCGTCTGCGATCTCGTAGCCTCGCCCCATGGTGCCCGTGACGCCGTAGCCGGCGACGATGCAGGCCTCGCCGGCCGTGACCGTCTCGGCAATCTCCGGGTACCAGGGCAGGGCACAGTCCTCGGTCGTCCGCAGGATCGCCAAGTCCTCGCTGGCCATGGCCAGCCGCTCCCAGCCAGGGTGCACGACGACCAGGTCGACGTCCCTGGACGTGTCCGCGAACGCCAGCCGCACGTCGTCGCAGCCGGCCACCACGTGTGCCGCCGTCAGCGCCCAGCGGCCGGCAATGACAACGGCCGTGGCCGTGTGCCGATGCCCCTCGGGGCTGCGGCAGCTGACCGCCGCCGTGTACGGCCGCATCTGCCGACCCAGCTCGAGGTACCTGGCATCCGGCACGCCGTCGTCCCGGGTCCCAGCGACGGCTGGGTGCGTCAGGGCTAGCGCGAGGATCACGACCAGGGCTCGCATTCCCTGACCGTAGCGGCGGCCGGCTGTCGTCGAGCGGGGCTGTGGTCAAGACGCCTCCCGACGTTTGGCGGCCAGCGCGGCCTCGGTGCGACGCACGGCGGCTTGGAACTCCGGGTCAAGCTGCCGCTTGGGCTGCTCGCCGGCCGATCCACGCTCGGGCCTGGCGTCGTCGTACTGGCCGCCCAGCACCCGTCGCACAAATCCGCTGCCGCAGAGCTGCACGAGGGTGGGCGGGGTTTTGAAATACCGGCACTTGGGCAGGTGGTCGATGGCCTGCACGGCCTCGTCCAGCCACCCGGGTTCCGCCAGCCGCCCCTCGAGGCCGTCAGGGGGCTGCGGGTGCTTCCACGGACGTCCCGGGCCGGCGTTCCACGCCGTACGCAGCCGCTGCCATCCGTCCTCGGTCTGCGCAGCCTCGCGCGGAGGAGGAGGAACTTCTTCTCTCCTCTCCTCTCCTCTGCGATGCGCGAGCGCCGGAACGTCCGATGCGCGCGCATCGGAAGGTCCGATGGGGCGTTTTCGGGCCGGATTCCGGTCCTCGTACGACCGCGCCCGGTCGGCTTGCTGGGCTCTCGACTTGGCCGCCTGGCTGAACCGGCGGTCCCATCCGGGGACAGCGACGGTAGCGGCCGTCTCGTCGATCTCCAGCCACCCGACGGCCGCCACGGCTCGCCAGAAGGCATCGTCACCGCCGCACGTCCTGACAAGGCGTGGCAGCGTCATCCGAGCCACGCCGTCGTGGCAGTGCATTGAGGCCCAGCCCCACAGCTGCAGGAGGCGGTAGACGACGACCTCGACCGGGTGGCCGGTCTCGTCGATCAGCTCCTGCACCTCCGGCTTGGCCGGCAGGGCGAGGTCGTAGGCGATCCATTCACCGGCCATCCGTGGCCTCGCTCAGAGGCGTCTCGACTGGGTCAAGTGTGGCCCATCCTTTCTTCAGAGCAATCTCGACTCCCGCGCGATAGCAGTGCTTAACTGTTCTTCGAAAGGCCTGCATACACCTCGTGCGAATGACAGCTTGAACGTCGTCGTGGTCACCAAAAGGGACAATTTTGTTCTTCGTGCCCATGTTTACACCGTTGTTTTTTCCAAACCTTCGCAGAAACTGACGAAACGCGTGCCTCATTAGATTTGACCTCGCAACTCCCGCCCTGTGATGGAATGGTGTCATCCTTGCGACATTCCGCCACCACATTTCCACGCCAGGAACTCGGCCTCTGGTGAAAAACATGAATGGCACGCCGTTAATGTCTGTAGCTATCAGCGACGCTATTGAGTAGCAAGCCTTCTTGCCAATCGACCGTCCCGTCTTTCTCCAAATGCCTTCACCAAGCTCGATCACATGAGGCATGTGCCGGCCAATGTATCCAGTCGTACGCTCAGCATTAAGAGCTACGCAAGAATACTCCCTGACTGCTATGCCGTAGTCTCGTTTAGGGCAACGATCAAAAGATGATGGAGGGTCTGCGAGCGATACCGCATTGCAGTGCATTACATAAAGAGCCAGTGCCATGGCATCCGCTGCGTCTGTTTTCTTAGCGGACTGAATGCTTGGAAACCTTTTTGCAGCCCAAACCCTTGCCCTGACGCCTGAGTGGTAATGCGAATACAACTTGACGGTGATGCCGGAATGACTGCATGACTGGTAAAGAAACAGAAGCTGTTTCTCTGTGAAAGGCTGAGCCAATGACTTTTTGGTGCGAGGCGTCGCCAAGTGGGCTGGTTCTCCGACAGCAAGCGTTCCAGACTGAAGGCTAAGAAGCTCGTCTATGGCAACTGAAACATCGACATCCCATCCTCGTCCTTTAGCTGCCGAGTAAAGGTGCATGCGTCCCCCACCAAAGTCGACTCCGACGACGTCAACAAACTGAGCCGGATTGCACCAGCACCGACAAATGCGGGAGTCACCGCGAGGAATCGCGTGTTCGGAATCGTTCTCTTCTGGCCAAAATGTCAGGTTGCGATGCACGTGCTATTGTCCTTTACTCGCCAATCGCAAAAACAGGCACAAATCACGGCATGAAAAGACGAATAAACGTCATGGCGTGAAAAGATTTGAGCCACAAACGGCGGCCATGCCGGAAAAAGGACAAATAGCCCAAGGGCCTAAAAGGCCGCCGATGTTTATTTTCGTGTCATCCGATACTCACACTCCCCACCAGCCACCTCGCGCCCCGTCTTCTCGATGAGCCCGGCACGACGCATCTCGGGCAGCCGCTTGGACACCGCGGCCACCGTGATGCCGGCCCGCCGTGCGATCTCCGTCTGCCCCGCAGGCCCGGCCGCCAGGGCCTCGAGCACCAGGCGACGGTGACCGGCCACCGGCGCACGCTGGGCGGCCTTGTGCGACGTTGGCGGATCCATCCGCCTGGCCGCCGCGAACAGCGGCAGCACGGCCTCGGGCTCGCGGTAGTAGTCGCTCACGCCACGACCTCCGCAGCCTCTCGCAACTTGGCCGCCTGCTCGAGCAGCCTACGGCCGATCTCCTCGATCTCGCCGGCCATCGAGGCCTCGGCATCGACGGCACGTGCGTGCCACTGCGGAGAGATCCGGTGCCTGGTCTCGCCGCACTCGACCCACTGGCCGCAGTCGGACACCGTCCCGGCGTACGTGCTGACAAACACGCCGTCTTTCCCCACACGATCCGCCCGCCATGCCTTGTAGACCGTCATCGCTCACCTCCTGTGTATTGGCCGGCGTGACGTGCCGGCGGACGGTCGGATCACCGGCCTGTGGATACCGGCTCCGACTGCACTGATACGACGCCTCTGGAGTGCGATGGCGAACCACGCAGCTGCTCACCGCAGCCGCTGCGACCAGGTCGGGCCGTCATGCAATGCGTGCTCCGTCTGGTAGTGCCTTGCCGATGTACAACAGCTTCACGACGCCGTACCGCTGCACGAGCTGGTAGTGGTGCAGCTGCCCGTTCCACGGCATGTCGAGCCTGGCCGGGTACTGCTCGTTACGCCTCGGCGTGTACGGCATCCCGTCCCACGGACCGCCGTAGAACTGGATGGTGCGCTCGTCGTCAAAAGGGGATGTCGTCGGCATCGCTCCGCTCCTGGAACTCCGCATGCGTCTTGGCGGCCGGCGTGCGAACCGGCGCCCGCTTCGGCTTGGCCTCGGCCGGCAGCGGCCTCTGTGGCGACGCATGCCACCTGGTGATGCGCTGGTACTCGGTGCCCGTGGCCTGCGCCACCTTGTTCTCGATCTCGACGGTGGCCACGCGCCCGACCAGCGACTGCTCGTCCCAGTCCTCGCCACGCTTCGGTGGCGACACGCCAGCCGACCGGCAGACCGCCTCGAGCAGGCCACGCCAACGCAGGTTCACGATCGCCTCGACCGGGTAGTACCCGGACTTGCTCCACGTGATGACGAGCGAGGTACCCGTCGGGTTGTCGTCCGCGATCTTGAACTTGAGGTCCTTGATCTCGGCCTTGACGATGTCGCCCGTGTGCCGACCCGTCGGCACCTTCTGCGTGTGCCCGTGGTCCACGGCGGCTCGCGGCTCCTCGTCCCAGTTCCACCACTGATCAAAATTCATGACTTGATCTCCGGTTCGTGTGCCTGTCCCACCCTCACGCGCAGCGGCTCCAGCAGCTCGCGCACCTTCTCCACCGCCGTGTTGCCCGAAATGCGGCGGACGTGCCACCGGCGCACCACCTCGGCCACCTGCTGCATCAGCTCCTCCGACTCGGCCCGCTTGGCGGTCCACGGCGGCACGTCATGCCACATCGGTCACCCCCTGCGGCTCGATCGCGTCGTGCCGCTCCTTAACCAGTACTGTCAACGCCTCACCCTGCTCGGCCGTCAGCTGGCCGTCGGACAGCAGTGCGTCGATGCGGTCAGAAATCTTGCCGAGCGTCCGCACGCTCTTGGCCTCGGCGATGTACTTGACGACCTGGTCGTACAGCTCGGTGTCGATCGGCCTGGCACCCGTGCCGGTGAACAGCGGGGCGAGCGCGTCGATCGTCATGGGCAGCTCTTCGCCCAGCCCGTACCGGTTCTTGGCGTCGTAGGCCGCCGCACGCTCGGCGTAGACGACGCGGTCCTTGCCGCCGATCGCCTTGCGCTTCCCGTCGCTGCCCTCGATTAGCCGCATCCGGTAGTTGGCGAAGAGCAGCGCGTCCGCCCATTCCTTGACGATGGGCGACACCTGCTTCGACAGCCGCAGCTCGTACCGGTCGTAGCCGTCCGTCTGGTCCGGTGGCGACGTCCGCTGAACCTTGGCGTGGGCCACGAGCAGCACGTGCAGCCCGGCGCGGTGCAGGTTGTCGAGGCCCTCGACGAACCGCCCCATATGCTCGGCCACCACCGTGTAGCCCTTGCCGAAGCCGTAGTCCTCGATCGACTTCTTGCCGTCCTGCTTGCAGACAAACTCGACCAGCGCCCGCTCCGCCCAGTCGATCGAGTCGATGACGATCGTCTGGTAGCCGTGCTTCTCGACGGCCAGCTCGGCGACCGCGCCACGCAGGCTCGGCCAGTCCGGGCACGCGACCCGGTCGACCTCGAGCTGCTTGGTGCCGTCCTCGGTGTCGAGAAACAGCGGCGTCGGAAACTGCGCCGCCAGCGTCGTCTTGCCGATGCCCTCGACGCCGTAGAGCACGCACCGCACGGGTGCGGCCTGCTTGCCTTTCACGATCTTCACTTCACGTCCTCCTCTTGAGTTGGTTCGTCCTCGTCCCATTGATCCATCGCGATCCTGTCGAACACCTCGCCGCGGAAGATGTCGACACGCTGTGGCGCTCGAAACGCCAGGCGGACGACGTTGCCGCGGATCTCCTGCACCACGATTTCCATCCGTGCATGCGGCACGACGACACGCTCGCCCTCCGCTCGACTGAGCACTAGCACGTAGCCCTCCTTAGCGCGGCCGGCCGCACTCCGTCACGACCGACCGCAAAAAACCATCCGTGATCAGGCCAGCGATCCGTCGCCGACCTCGCGTCCCTGCGTATCGCCCTGAACG